AACTAGTGAAAATAGGTGAAAAATAAGGCTATTTTATGCCAATATCATGCCAATAACATACATCATGCTTTATATAAGGCAATTTTCTTTTTGTTGAATGATATTTGCAAGTTTCTAGCTCTTTATTTTTCTTTATTTTTTATTCATCTAGTTTACTTTATGTTCTCATACTTTCTCTTTTTTGACTACTTTTTATTTGGTTGATTCCAAAAAAATATTCCATACGTTATGCCACATACTTTATGCCATTATGCCAAAACAATATTATTATTTCATTTCCTTATAATACATAAACAAAAAAGCCTCCCGCTTGGTAAGGAGACTCTTTTGCATAAAGTTATCTTTGAAAGGGTTGTGTCCATCCATGAAGAACACATCAATAATATAGCATATAAATTTTGAAATTTGTTAAAAAACAAAAACCATACCTGATGTGTTAGGTATGGGAGAGTTTTGGTGACAATTTTTAAAAGGGGGAGCTTTTAGCAATTGTCACATTTTGTTGTTGTTTGCTAGTGCCACAAAGAGAAATGTTAAGATTCAATTGCACGTCTGCAATCTCCTCTACACCAAAGAGAGCTTAGGCCTTTATCACTCTACTTTTCCTAGCGACATGATTATAGCATATCAGTATGAATTTTATAGAAAAAAGACCACCTTTCAAGTACTTCTAGAATGTACTCTATTCAGTGGTAGAAAAAAGCGGGTTATTTTCTTTGTAGTCGACTTGCATAAAAATAATATCAATCAGTCACGCTTGGTATGACTATAGATCAATACTAATAAATCCATATGCCTAACTTGGATTTGTACATCAAGCTAACATGGTTCACTTAGAATTTCTCATGTTTTGACCTTTGTTATTATAACATAGCAAAAACTGCCACACAATTAAATATGTAGCAGTTTCGTTTCTCCTTGTTCCTATAATTGGTACACGAGATAAAAAGAATACGATTGTATCCCCCTAAGCATAGATATTATACCATATTGTGGTATTGGTCGTATTGTGCACTCTACTAATCTATGTGCATATATTTTAGCATAAAAAGCAAAGACCGTACAAATATCATACGGTCTAAGAAACTCTTTCTACTCTAGTATACGAGCTATTTTCGTTCACGATAGTTCACACTACCATAATCAATTTACAACATATAAACCTCTTTTTTGCAGATTTTGTGCATAATTGAGTGTTTGATGTCGCATTTCGTACATTATGTACGATTATTTAAACAAATTGGCGATTTTTTCAACAATCTTTAGCAACATTTCAATCAATTTGTTGATTCCTGTTACATTGATTTTGTTCACATCATCTTTAGAATCGTCCTCTTTAGAATCTGTATTTGGTTCATCTTTTTTATTTTCTGAACCATTTTCATCTTTTTTATCGTCTTTTGATTCATCTTTCTTAGGATTTGACTTATAAAAGTCAATGTCGCGGAAGATTATATCTTTGTCGATTGGGTTAGCTGCATACTGATGAATAACACCAACACTAGATTGGTCTGATTGAATATTACCATCATTCGTACCCCAATTTGCAATCCATAAAGGATATGTTGTTTCTACAAATGTTCCTAACCATGATGTGGAAGTATAAACACCTGTATAGTATCCTTTAGCACTCATATAGTCACAGAACACTTTACAAGAGAAAGAACATCTTTCTTTAGTAAGAACACCAGCTTTCTTCTTGTAATTATCTGCGTCCTCCATATCAAACCATACACCTAATTGTACATTTCTGTCTTTGATTAGATTATATACATACTCTGCTTCCGCTCTAGCTTGACTATCATCTAACGCATAATCATAGCAGTACACACCATAAGGAATTTTTAATTTATCGCATTTATCTGCAAAGTATTCAAATTTCTTATCTGTATGTTCTCCGTAGGAAGCTCTTACGATCACAAAGTCATATTTGGATAAATCAATATCTGAACTATTCCATTCCGAAACATCAATTCCATATCCCTTAACATTCTTAGTGTAATCCGTTGTAGTTGGTTTAGAAGGCTCTGTAGAAGGCTTAGAAGGCTCTTTTGTATCTTCCTTAGTATTTGTATCAGGAGCACTAAATTTCGCCCACATTTGGCTTCTATCCTCTGTAGCAGACACCGCAACAAAGAACTTTCTGTCTCCTTCTTTACCTACGACATATCTATGTCCATTTGTAACGCACTTCCAATAATAACGAATCTCATCTCCTGAATTGCATTGGCCAAAGATTTCTCCACTTGGATTATCGTAATGCTTATGTACACCATCAACAATGAATGTAGCAATACCATCTTCCTGAGTTAATTCAATGTCTTTTGTTTCAGGAGCGCTGATTGTGGCCCACGGTTCAACACCATATGATTCACTACCACTAACAGCCGCAAAGCATCTAACTCCATTAGTATGAATCCACGAAATCCATCTATGTCCATTTCCAATCCATTTTTCTGTATAGACTTGCTTTTCACCCTTTACAAATGTTCCGTAAGAAGAACCTGTTGGAGTATCTCTATGGATAACGATAGCAGTATCATTTTCAAATGTTGCCATTCCATTCTCTTTAATCAATTGAGAAGCATCATATGTAGAAGCATTTGTATAGAATTTAGGTCTTAAATATCCCCAAATAGCTCCTTGATAATTCAATGGCCATAACATGGCTTTAGGGTTGCCTAAAACGTTCTGAGAGAGTGCTCTACCTTCCCAATAGATAAATATATGTCCGAATCTAGAATCACCGCCTACAGACACTCCCACATCACCATTTTGGGGAGCACCCGTAACAACATCAAAATAACTTAATACACCATTATTAGCTCGATTGAACCACCAATCTTTAGCATGACCACGTGCAATACATGGTTTCCCTCCCCATGCCATTAAGCCTTGAATTAACGAAACACATTGGCCACCATATGGTTCTTCACCTTGAACATAATTGATGTTCATTATTTGCCCTTTATTGTTAAAAACCTTATTGATAGCATAGTTATAAAACTCTTGTGGAGTTCCCATTTTTCATCCTCCTTAGTTTTTATCTAGCAGAAAGTCTTGGATTTCGTCTCTAGTCTCTTGGAGTTTGTCTTTGTCATTTTCAGAAAGCATATTGTTGATGATCGCAATGTTTGCTTTTAGTGTCAAATTCCCACGTTGCTTATCTTCTTCCAATCTTTCTTCATGTTCTCCTAGTTTCCTAGTATGCTCATTCAATTCTTTCTTAATCCCTTCTTGTGTGATAACTAAACTTTCAATTGATTTTATTCTCTCATTGTCTCTTGCTAACCATTCTTCGTGTTTTCTAACGGTTTCTTTTAAATCGTCATTAGGTTTCTTTACCTCTTTAATAATCTTCACAACTCCCCAAGCGGAAGCAATGAAACCTAGAAGCCATAAAACGTATTCTAAATCAATAGTGATTACTTTCACTATTAGTCACCTTTGACGTTGATTTTATCAATTCCATTATCTAATTGAATCTTAACGTATTCTTCAATTTCATCAAAAGTACTTTGAACGATTTCACTAATCATTTCTTTTGTGATAATTCCATGCAATGCATCAGGCACTAGATCATAAAGCTTACCGACAACTTCTTCAAACTTCTTACCACCAGCATTAGTTGTATCTTTGTAGTTGTCCTCAGCTTCTTTAATGTAAACAACTGCTTGTGCAGTAATTTTGGCAATCACTTCTTGAACTTCTTTTGCTTTAGTTTTAGCTTTGGTACTGAATTTAAAATATAAAGCTAATCCCCCACAAACTAAAGTAGCAGCAGTCTGTAATAAAGTTAAAAAATCTTGTACATTCATAAATTTACACCTCCAAAAATATTTCATCTCTCTCATATTTTCTGAGGTACTGTTTTATGGCATCTCAATTATATAATGAAAAGAAAAGGACGTACATTATCGCCCTTTCTCTTTATCCAAAACATCAATTCCGTTCATATATAGAATCTCATTCTGTTCTTGAATGATTTTATTTTGCTTATCAATAATATCTAATAAATATTGAATATACTCGAAATTACTCAAAATCAATCAACTCTTGATATTCTGCTTTAGTGATTTTCTTTTTCTTATAAGCTTGTTCTACTAAGAAAATATAATTATCTTTGCTATACTTTCCGTCAATCACCCTGCTTTTCTGATTATTCAAAATCCTGTACATGAGTCATTCCCTCCGTTTCTTCTTCGTCAACAGGTAATTCGATACCTGCCATACAAGCAACGTATTCTGTTAGAAACTTTTGATTTGCCAATTCATCTTTTGTAGATTGAACTTGAGAAGCTTGATATTCTTCTTCCGCTTGTTTGTCGATAGAAACATCTAATTGTTTGATAATCATACTTTTATCTCCTTCCATAGATTAGCATAATACGCATCTATCCTTTGCAACAACTTGTACGTATTTCCTAATTCTGCGTGTGATTTCCAACTATGAAGGCTTGCATCAATACTTTCTTTTGTCATTTCACCTTTCTTGGATTTAATGACTTGTTTCTTTAATTTTCGCCTTTCATGTTTTATATTTTCTGAACTTAGGTTGTAATAAACCTTGCCCGTTTTTGATAGCGTAGCTTTAAATCCTAGAAACATGAACCCTTTATCTATTCTTAGAACTTTAGCTTTCTTTGGGTTAGGTTCAAACCCTAATTCGATTAACCTATCACAAACTACTTTCTTCCATTGCTTCGCTTTTTCTTTGTCATTTGTAATCAAATAGGAATCATCCATATATCTTATGAAACTTTTGCAATGTAATTTTTCTTTGATGAAATGGTCTAATTCATTTAATAAGCTTATGCCAGCAATCTGAACCATTTGAGAACCTGGATTATATCCAATGTCTCCTGAATATTGTGTATCTAACACATCTTGAGACATACTAGCAGTATCTGAATCACACATCTTATAAAAACATTCATTGACATCTTTATGTCTCATGTTTTGATAATATCCATGTATATCTATCCATACAACATACCCTACATTTGTTTTGTTGTTGATGTAGTATCTATGAAGATACTTTCTCATTACGTCCATAGCTTTCTTTGTTCCTTTATACTTTTGACAAGCTATATTTGTATAAACGAAATGTTTTGTAGTTTGAGGATATAATGAATTATCGTTAATGCTACGTTGATAAATTCTATCTCTAAAAGGAATACTTAAACATTCCCTTCTCTTTGGATATGTAACAATAATTGGTTTAGGTTTTCTGTTTATCCATGTATCATTCTGTAATTGTTCTTCCATCTTCAAACAATTTTCTACACCATTTAATACAAATGATTTAACACTTGGTTTCCAAGATACATTTTTCTTACATTTCAACATTGAATCAAACAATTGATCGTAGTCTGTAATATATTCTTTTATTTTCAAAATAATAGTTTCCTTCCGTCATAGTTAGCTACCATCTATTTTTAAGAGGCTCTAACATCGGTGGCAAAATACACTGATTTATGCATATTCTGCGGTATTGTTCGCTCAAATGAGCTGGGATGAGGTTCCTTGTTTACACATATCAAATCGTATCAACATCTTAGGTTGACCATATAGTTTAAGTTGATAAACAATCGGGGCGAACGTATTCGCATTGGAAGCGTTGTTGTTGTTGACATTGCCACTAGTGTGCACAAGCCACGTATTACAAGCATCGCCTCGGCTGGCTGAACGCAACCGGACGGACTGAGAATCAACCTACATCCCGTATGTATTAGTATTTATTAATAATTACTAATTGATATATTTTGCATATCGCTCTTTATCTGCATTATGCCATGCGATATACATTCTCTTTACTGTTACTACTTGATTAGTCCAATATTTAACTCGTTTTCCACGAATGTTAAATAATGTCTTTGCTACATCTATGTCAGACAATAAATCTATACAAAGGAAAATGGCTTCACGTTGGTATCTACTGCGTTCTTCCCATCTTTCATGTCCTGTCTTACCTTGAACATAGATTGCATTTGCTCTTTTTCCTAGCCTGTATATATCTTTTGCCTTCTTAATCATGTCACCCGTCATTGTCTGATAATACTCAGGCGGAAAATTGTTTGTGTTTGAACAAATCTTTACAGTATACAAAGACAAGTTTCTTGCTTCCCATAAACAATCCAACATTTTATTTGTCGGTGTGTCAGGTACATTTCTTTCATTTACATTAGTTGCCATTCAATAATTCCTTTCCTTGTATGGGGCAGTACGTTGTCTGCCCCGATTTTAGATTTATGCGATGCAAACAAGCGGGGCGAACGTACCCGCATAGGAAGCGCCGTCGTGGCTGCCGACAACGCCACTAGTGTGCACAAGCCACGCATAACAAGCATCGCCTCGGCCGGCTGAACGCAACCGGACGGACTGAGGTGATGTTTTATTTGCAACGGAATACTCAACCATATTTGGATAATCTGTCCACCATTCGCAAGGTGTTGTACGTCCGCTTCTTCTTCTCCAATAGGTGTGTACATCCCCTTCACCACTTGTTTGTTGTTTGATAAACATCTGGGATAGTGAAGGCAATGTAACATAATCATATGTAATATCCTCTGCACCTTCATCATTAACAGTGTTAGCGTAAGTAACAACTTTTACTTTTCTCAAGCAATTTAGCATTTCCTCGGGCATACCACAAAGGAATCCGTCTTTAGAAGCTAATTGGTCAGGACAAATATCCCATTGATCTTGAGGTGTCCACCATTTGCCTTTTGGCTTGTTTGAATTTAACCATTGTCGTAACGCAGATGTTTTCCAACGATTCCATCCATAAGCTAATTCTTGTACTGAGTTTAAATTTCCGCTTCTACTATCATGTGGGATTGTTCCTAGATTTGTTCCACCACTGCCAACAGTAACATTGACTGTTTCATTTAATGTGATTCCATCTTTTCCATATGAATAAACCTTCCAATTTGAAGGTGCTTGGTCGGGTGCTCCGTAGCATCCAGCTAATCTACCGCCTTTTTCTACAGGCTTAGTTAATGTGAATTGGTAATTGATTCCTGGTTTAACATTATTTCCCCATGCCTTAGCAAAATCGAAATTGTAAGTACCAACGCTAAGTCCATCAGGGCACGCTAGGAACGCTCTCTGATGCGAAAATTGAATACCAAAAGGCAAAGTATAGTGCGATTGTAACCACATTCCAGGGACTACTTCTCCGTCCTCTAAGGTCATATCTTCAAAGTGGTTTACTTGCCATGGCATATCGTATTCTTTTGAATCTGCGGTATCTGTCCATTTTTCAATTAACTGCGTACCAATTGCAAATGCACTTTCACCGACTCCGTTTGCAATTAATGTTCTTACCTTCTGCCAATCCATTGATTGATGCGAAATTCCGTTTTGAGCAATGATATTCAATGCTTTTACAATTTTTCCTCCTGTTTCTTCTGTTAAAATTCTGTGTTTTGCCATTATTCTTGTACCTCCTGAACAATATATCCTTCTTCGTCTACAGATAATCCCAACGCTTCAAATTGTTCTCTAAGCTTGCTCACACCTAAAGAATCATCTAATTGTTGAATTGTACCTTGCTTGGTAGCTTCGTTATCTTGGACGATAATTAAATCTGTTTTTGAAATGCCTTTGCTTGAAGGCAATTCTGCAATTCTAACACCCATTTATATACCTCCTAACTGCCATAGTTTGTATGACGTAGAATCTTACCTTTCTTGTTGGAATAAACTGCTTTTACTTTCTTTATTACTCCGTTATCGTTGTAGAAAACTCTAGCGGTTCTAAGTCTTTCTCTACCAAGAACATCAACAATCAAGTTATCTCCATTCTTAGCTAAGATGTCTACTCCGTCTTTTGTAAGGATGTTTTCTTCATACGTATTTGAGTTATATGCAATCTTCAATTGGTCAACTAATGTTTTAAAACTGAATGTAGCACTATCTGATTTAGAGCCGAAGTTATCAACAATACGAACGTATAACGTATAACTTGTTTCAGGATTTAAATTGTCCAAATAAATATGTGTATCAGTTCCTACATTAATCCAATTTGAATTGTCTAGCGAATATTCGTAATGATCTATTGTAGCTCCTTCATTTACAGAGAATCCATACCAACCAAACATACCACCATGAGGTGTGACTCCTGTACTTCCGATACCACCTACATTTGGCTTTTCAGGGTTCAATGTCGTAAATGATGTACTAGCTGCCAACGAAGGTTGACCATAGTTATCGACCATTCTTACATAGAATTTATACTTCGTATTTGGCTTTAAATTACCAAGGGTTAGGCTTGTTTCTTTGTCTCGGTCTGTCCAATTATTTTCATCATTAGATGTTTGATAAGAATAATCAGTAGCCATATCTCCTAATGAGAATCCGCTCCAACTAACTTTTGCAGATTTGGATGTTACCGAACTTGAAGAAACACTTCCTTTTGAAGGTGCATTAGGATATTTAGTGGTTGTGGTAAAATCAACTGCTTCACTCCAAACTCCATTGTATTTTCTTTTGAAACGATAATATCCTGTGTATTTAGTATTTGGCTTTAATCCTGTCCATGTATCTACAAAAGGTGTATCGGCTTTTATTGCTTTATTCCAATCCGTCCATGTTTTCCCGTCTCTACTCCATTGGTTTTCTTCGGACACAAACGGAACTGAAATTGTACAGTACATTGTTTTATATGTACTTCCAACATTGCTGATTGTTGCCTTGTCTGCGGTTCTATCAATTTTAGGAAGTGAGATGTCTACTACATTTGTGTTATAAGGACTTCCTATAGCTCCTGTATATGTTCCATTAAACCAATAATGCACTTTGCTTGATGCATTACCATTAGAATCATGGTCAACAGTAAATGAACCATTTTGTAGAATATATTCCTTGCTTGTACCAGCGCCACCATCTGATAACGTTACATGAGCACTATAATTTGGTGCTCCTGTAACTCCAGCAGACCAATCTTGTTCAACACGATAACCTGTATAATGAGGGTTTTTATTTTCAACTAAAATCCTTGTTCTTGTATGGACTGTAGACCTATTGTTTACGACATCTTGTTCACTCCATGCGTAAACTTGGAAATACATATTACATCTGCCACTGTATGACCAAATTTGATGATTTCCAAGTAATGCCCATCCTCCACCTACATAAGCCATGGATTAGTCTCCTATCTGAAAATAGAAATATCCGTTAGGGCAATTTGTCGTGTTTGGGTCGGCAGTTCCAACTTTATAACGAATTGATTCAATATTAACAGCGTGTTTTTCATCAGGTGGTATCGTTACGTTATTAACTTTGATTGTTTTGATAGGCACTAATTGATCTACAACTTCTTGTTTAATATATCCAGCATCATTTTGAAGCTCAGACACATTTTTGGGTATTTCAGTTTTCTTTGCATAAACACTAGCTATATCTAGATTGACAATATAATCAACAGGACTAATTGTGTTTCCATCTAATTTAATAGTTGTGATAGGCACTTTGATAGCAATGTTTTTATTGTTGTCTTTGGCAATGTTTGTTCCATTTACAGAAATTGTCTTAACGAATTGATTTAGAATTGCCATTAAATCCAATTGATTAGAAATATCACCAATCATATTTCCCCATTTCACTTTTAAATTTGCATGGTCATTGATTACTTGAATTTCTTTTCCGTTGTAGATATAGAACAATCCTTTTGAATCCACATACGCATGGTCTCTACTTGGATTTGTAATATCATCTACAGAATCAACGATTTCTAGCCAAAATTCGCAATCACCATCTTTTAAAGGAAACGCTACCGCCATATCTTTATTGCATACTACAGGTTGCATATTATTTTCCTCCAGCTTTCATAATGTCTGCAAAACAAGATGCACAAGATGTAATTTCTACACCTAAGAACTTTGTACAAGCTTCAATAAACTTCTTGTTAATCTCTAAAGCAATATTTAACAGTTCAGGGTCTCTATCCGAAGCTTGATACGCTTCAAATGCAGTATACATAGCCATGCTTAAATGTTTAACTAAACACCACTGTTCTCTATCCCCTTTACCACCGAAAGAATTGTATAGATAAAGCATTTGAGAACGTCTGATATTGGCATAATCATCAATTTCATCCTTTAGTGCTTCAATCTTTTCTAAATTATCAGGAATTTCTTCTTCACTAATCAATCCATTTTCAACCTCAGAAATACGTTTTTCTAATAAGGTTTTAGCGTGTAGTTCTGCACTTGCAATTTGTGTAAAACTACGGATAATATCTTCTCCAATTCCCGAAGTGCTATATTTGTTTTCCATCTACACAACCTCCTTTTTGTATGCTTTGATAGACAATCTAGCAGACTGTTGTTTTTGTTTTCTTTTAAAGTCAATTTGTTGACTGTTCAATTTCAATAGCGATATGGCAGACTGCCAATCTCTAGGATTTTGTTTTACATGATTTGATAGGTTTTCAATTCTTTGCTCATATCTATTCATAGATACCTCTTATCTGTTTACATGACTATATTTAAGATAATTAACTAACGTACAATCAAAATTGCCATTTCCCGTCACCTTGATTGTTTTATATCCTGGATCTAGTATTCTGTTTCTATCGGCTTCTGAAAGATACCCACAAGCTTTAAGAACATCAAAATTAGAATATTGTCCAGGCCATAGTCCATTGCCCATAATCCAAGCTCCATTGAATTGTTGCTTGAAATATGGTGTCATGTCTATTCCTTCGATCTCGATATTAAAGTTTGTAGCAGTAGAATTATCTATTACTAGTTTAAACTCAAAACGCTCATAATAAATCAAATCCTGAGAAATTGACATTCCTATTACCGCTGGTTTAGAACTTGAACATCCCCATCTAGGGAACTCGTACCCATAAAAATCAACTGTGTGGTTTCTACGTTGAATGGAATTGTATCTTCCTTTTTCTTTCAAATCATAGACACTATCAGCTAATATATTTATTGCCTTACTAATATCCATAACTAATCACTCTTTCCGTCTCTATCCGTTCTTAGGAATTTCTCTAGTGTCAATGTATCTATTTCAATTCCTGTTTTATCTATTTCTCTTTGTAGGTTTGTGATATAGAACCAATCGTCTTGTTTTAGAATACGTTTCATGTATCTATTGCAACTTCCTAATTGCAATAGATTGAGATCATAAATAAATCTGATTCTATCACCTACGTTTACTTCTTTAGGTAATGCTTCACAAGAAACATTGATAGCAAACTTTCTTCTTGCATTAATTAGTTTTCTACAGGCACAATCATATACAACCTTGGCCGCATAAATTCTATCGTTATCAGTAATGATAGTCGTTCCGTTTGTAGACTCGGGGTCAATGCTCTGTTGTACATAAACACTCTTTACTCTGAAAATACCAATGATATTTGATGTACTGATTGTTGTTGTATTGCAATATGGATAAGGTTGGTTTTGACCAAAGAAATTTGCTCTACCATTTCCTGCATCCGAAACATACATTGCAACGTGTGATGCAGGTGTGTCGCCACCTCTTCCAAATATGCACCAATCACCAAATTGAGGTGTATCAACATAATCAAAGTATTGAGAATAGCCTAATTCATCTCTGTTATACCAAATGTAATCTGCATATCCATCACCGCCTATAGCTCTTGTAGGGTCAGGATAATTTAATGTCTGTAATGCTTTTTTCCAAGCATCTACACATTGATATGGTTGTTCAGGCGGTACACCATCCATGTCGATAGATTGACCGTTCCATGTGTTGATAAAATTCTGAGCGTTCCAAGGACGAGCTTGTGTTTTATCTGTATCGGTTGTCGTTCCGTTATCATCTTGTTCCCACTCAGGAATCAAACCGTAAATACGTTGAGCAAATTCAATACGTTTTTGATACTGCAAATCAATAGATGTATCTCCACGTTCATAATCTGCCATAAAAGCCATTACCATGTAATTCATATCGGCTTCCATATGTGACCATTGTTGAAATGTAATGTTATAAGAAGTAGTTGGAATCCAAGGGCCATTTGTAGCGTTTGTTGACCATTCTTCAACTAGCTTTGCTACTTCCCCTTTTCCGTACATTGTGTAGCTTGAATATCCATGAGAACCTAACCAATTAGTAATTCGTGTGTATGGAGTCCACTGAACCAATCCAAATCCTTTTTGAGAATCAGGAACATCACCCATTTGATATAAGTTAGGGTTTAATGTTGATTCCACGTGGCATGAACCACATAAAGCTGCTATTGCTGATTTACTCCAAATGTCTTTTAGAGAGTGCCATAAGGCTTTAGCATTGTTTATTTCCTCTGTATCCGTCAAAAATCTTTGTTCTTTAGGAATGACCCATTTGTAATCCTTAGAGTCTTTTGTCATATCCTCTAGACTAAATGGTGATAAATCATCAAAAGCAAATGTTCCTTCAATGAATACACCACTTTCATATCCAACCGAATCTGTGTCAATAATGGAATACTCCAATTGATTGTTAGGAGCTAATTTAGGGAAGTCTACATATTCATAATCACGCTCGTTATTTATGTTTGATCTCAAAATAACTACGGGAAACTTAGTGTTCTGTAAGCTTTTATCGTTATACACTTCTCTTAGCGATAAAGAGGACATACCACTATCAGATTTATTTGCATAAACCGTTGCTAGGTTAATAACATCTGAGAAATCAGTTTCCATTGTTGGCTCACCAATAATTCTATAGTTTCTTCCTAACGTTGGCTTATTTGAAAGCATAACAGGTTGTTTCTTTCCAAAATATCCAATTTCAACTTGCTTATCATTTGTAAATGGCACTCTCCAATAAACAGATGGTGTCAATTCGCAAGTTTTAGTAAGTGCATCTAATTTAGATTGTCTAGAATAAACGTAGTCAATCTTTTCATTATCAATTTCAGTTTCAAAATTCATCTTCCACTGAGTCGAATAATACATATCTTCACTTTCGTATACGTTCTTTATAAGAGCGTTTTTAACCGCATAATTCGTTGGGACTTGTCTATATGTCCATTCATTGATTACGTGCGTTAGAGATATGTTTAAACCACTTACAGAGGGTTTGTAGTCGGTAATCATTCCGTAGAAAACTCCACAATCCATGATTACTCGCATTTCTTTTCTTCCTGAGATTAAATCGTAGTATTCGTTAGGAATTGTGATTTGCATTTCAGGTACTGTCATCAACTCATTTGAAAAACTGATTGTGCTTAAAGCCTCTCTGAATCTTTTCTTAACTTTTCCAAATTCTAATATTTCAAAGTAAGGAATCATGTTTACTCCTAACTACCAATTTTGCCTTGTCCTACCCATTTACCATTTTTTCTAATTCTACTTGACCCTTGGCCCTCTTTATTTGCTTTGTCGGCACTGTACTTGCCAATAGTTACCCAAGAGTCTTTAACTCTCTTTTTAAACCATCCTGTAGCTCTATCCAAAGAATAGAATATACCACCTTTTCTTACTGCCCATGGCCTGAAATCAGGGATAACCTGTTGGATAGAATATATATTCTCGTAAGGGAATGTAGCATCTTCACCTCTTAATTCAACTTTAACGTGTGTTGTATCTGTTGGAAGTTGTAACTTTCCACTCCATTGACTGTTTTGTGCCACTGTTTCCCAACCTGATGAATAAGCCAATGGCCATGTATCTGCATGAGAGAAGATTACTTGATTATAAATCTCTCTCCATGAGGCTTTGTTGTTGTTAGAAACACTAACAATCAAAATATAGTTGTATCTTCCGCCATACTGTACATACTTTCCATTACCTGTATATGTACCAGCATCCGTTACACCATAACCAACTAAATCTAATGTGAAAGTAACGCCATAGTTTCCATCATCTGAAAAGTTGATACCTTTTCCATATCCTTTAGCGTGGGCAGTAGCAAGAGGAAATCCAAAGTCTGCGGTATTGCCTGGATTTCCACCTAATACTACGTTATTGTATGGCCCTGTGTTATCGTAAGCTCCATGAAAGTTTTGCCATGCCATTAAACACCACCAGCCAAATCATTCTCAGAACTTCCATTATTAGTACGGATGTATGAGTTTCCATCAGGAGTACCACCAAAGATATTGATATTACCTGTTGCAATGCTTCTTCCGTCATTGAATTTTCCTTCAAATACAGTATCTCCTGTTTGTTTCCATGCACCACTGTTTTTAAGATTTGTAAGAATCTTTTCAACTGCACTGTACATATCTCCAACGCTGCCTTCAAGTTTTCCAACCTTTTTTTGTAAATCTCTGATAGCATTCCAAAGCTTTTGGATTTCTGCCCATAGCTTTTCGATTTCTTCCCATTGCCCACAATCAGAACAAATCATTACATCCATGATACTGATTAGGTTCTTTTCCAAATCTTTGATAGCTTCTTTTGTATCGCAAACATCAATTGTATCTATCTTTTCTAGCAATCCACCTAATAAGCAATCGTTCATATCGTGCATATCTGTACAGTTATTGTGGCCCTTGTTTTCAAAGCCTTGGTTTGCTTTAAGATTTGCACAAATAGTATCTGTTACACCTTTTTGAATGAAATTACTGCTTGTAGCTTTTAAAGAATCACAAGCAGAACAAACATCTTTATTCATTTACGTGTACCTCCTAATCTCTACAGATAACGAAATTTACTTTGTTATCATTTACAAAACGAGTGTGTAGAGATATTTCATCATCTTCTAGCCAATCAACATAAATAGAAAGGAATTGCAACCAATTCGTTGTTTCTCCAGCTTTTACTGTTCCGCTCATGCTTAATTCCACTGTTTTGTTAATATCTTCTTCAAATGAAGCATTTGTGATTTTTTGATATACCAACGATCCACTCTTATTAGGAACACGAATTGAAACAGTAGGAGCTGAACCAGCTTGAACTCCTGTCATTTTATAAGAATAGTGTTTCAATGTAACACTATTGAATTTGTATGTAGCACTCTTATCTTTGTTAGGTTTCATGCAGAAATCAACTTTTCCTGTAATAATTCCATCTGCTACTTTCGTATATCCACTTTTGTGAATCCAATCTGAATACTTGAATGTGAAATTACCTTGTCTATCAATTGCAACACTCAATTCAGGTGTAGCCTGTTGAATAGTGTAATTTGTTTCGATTGCCAAATTTTGAAGTTGAAGATTATACAACTGGTCTTGCAATCCACACATCCAACAAATCATAGCTGCTTTCATGTTGTAATCATTGTTAGCATATTGGCTCATGAATAATTTCCAATCACACAAATCAAATCCATCTATGATGTCATACAAGCCTTTTGTAAGGCAATCATTGGCATTTTCCATGTCTGTACACGTATTATTACCATTATTAGGATTTAATCCTGTATCGTTTCCTAAAGACGTACAGATTGAATCTGTAACACCATTTTGGATAAACTCTGCACTGCTATCTTTTAACTTTCCACAAGCAGTGCAATAACTTTTAACATTTGCCACTGCAAGCCTCCTTAATTTGTAAGTTCATCAACATCTATATATACACAAGCCATCTTACAACATGAGCCTGTGACAACTAATCTATTCATTCCATGATGTACTGTGAATCCAAATTCATCTTCGATTACTAGATTATCTAAATCCACTTCTTCTGATGCACAACATCCATCCGCAGTAAAGTATAAGTTCCAACTTGAATCAAGTGTTAAAATTCCATCGTATTCGCCTAGAATCATCATTTTATTTCCATTAATTTCAATTTCAGGGTTTTGGAATTTACCATCTAGAATCAATTTTATTTTGTCGGTATCTAAAACTGTTCCACTGTAGAATCTTCCAGCGATTGACTCAATGCAATAATCTTTTTTACAGATTTTATTCTTAATCAAATCATCACCGAAAATTTGTTCACCTTTGATGCAATCGTAGACAATCTTGTATGAATTGCCACAATTCATAAAATCTTCCAACGCTTTAGTTCCCATTACGCATAAAGATGTTTCCTCTGTAATGTCTCCACAATCGCATAAACACGAATTGCAAGTTTCCATATTAGGAGGGCAAGTGACACAACACGATAAGCACTCTTGAGCATCTCTGAAATCCTCACAATCGAGAATATTACATACAGAATAAGGAACTAAGAATGTTTTCTTTGTATCTGCAATATGCCATACGCCTTCCCAAAGCTTAAAATCAATATCCATTGATAAATAGCCTTGGTATTTTTTGTAATCTTCACTAAATCCTGTGACATAAGCCCATGCCCAAATCAATTTGTTATCTTGAATCGCCCATAGCCTTCCAGGTTTAAGCAAATTCAAATTGAAATAGTCACGTAGGAATCTTCTATCTTCATCATGAAAATGTTCATAATTAAAATTCAATGTTAAGGACAAATCACCTTCCGTAAGAAACTGTTGATTCTTTTGGAAAGCAACATAACTACCATGTCCGTAACTATATTCTTGCGTTGCAGTCTTTGTATCTTGCTTTAGAGAGGCAGAGGAAATCTCCTCCGCACTGTCTATTACAAGATCATTGAACTGAACGTATGTTTTTAATGGGTTTAAGTTATAACAAGTCATTATGCCAAACCTCTCAAGCATCTACCTACTTTGATAGCCTGCCTTCTTTCGTTTCCTTCGTTGAAAGCGATACTATTATTTGTAACACGATTATCGTTATTGTTGATAGTCACGTTCTTATTAACAACGTTTCCAACATGAGAACCATATCTAGTAGACAATTCTTTGAACGCACCTTTTAAATCCATGTTATTTACTTTATCCATGAAACTTTGACCTGCGTTCTTAACTGCACTACGTTTCATTACATACTCACCAGGAGTCAACATAGCTGGCACTGTATCTGTTCCACTAGGCTTCATGACAATTGGTTGTCCACCTCGCTTTAAGTAAACTGGGCCACCTTTAGCAAACTTAAAGTTGTTTCCTTGTGATTCATTGCCTCTGTTTACTGTAGGAGTAGTAGAACCACCTGTATCAATATTTCCTGATTGATTGTTGAACGCATTTTTAAATGCACTTCCTAAGTATTGTCCTAAATCTGTGAATCGTGTTGAATATCCATACATCATAGTAATCTGATTAGATATTGAACTAGACATATTAGAGATGCCTTCACTAAAACCACTTACAACATCTTTTCCAAACTTCTTACCTACGGATTTGAAGCTTTTCTTCTTCAATGAAGCTTTAGCATTATCAACCTTAGTTCCAAATGAACCTTCAATATCAATGCTTTTGAAACCTTCAATAATTCCATTGGCCATTTCTGTACCCGAAGTATTAAATTCAGACTTCATGTTAGATAAAGTTGTGGCCATATTGTGGAATGAAGTAACGATTGAGTTTACTTCTGTAACAACAGTTGTAGTAGCTTCTCCAACCTTCAATCCTTTAACATTGTTTAGGAACGTTTGAATACCTGTTGTGACTTCTCCAACCTTAACGAAATCTAGATTTAATCCAACGATAGAATTTAAGCTTTCACACGTTTTCTTTAATTTAGAAACAGTCTTATTAACTGTGTCCATATTCTCTAGATTTTCAGTTAATCCTTTGTTGGTTGCCATTTCATTCACTGCATTTCCAATACTTTTGATATTGGCTCTCAGTGTTTCAAAGTCGAAATCAGTTGAATAGATGTTCAAAGTTCCAAACTTGAGGATTATATCACCTAAAGTTGTAATCGCCTTTAGTGCGTTATTAAATAGCTTAGAATCAGGCATTTGTCTCAAGTTATAAGACAACATATTTTTGTCTTTTCCTGTTCCAACACCAGCTACAGAAATATATCCAATCGCTTGAGAAATACTAGTGATTGTCTTTTTAATATCCTCTGCATTTGGTAAAGGATTGTTTGTGATCGTTGCTTGCAAGTTTCCAAATTCAGGAACAATCTGTTCCAAAATCTTCAATGTATCTAGAAATTCTTGAGCATTTGTAGAGTTTAAATTAGATTTAATGCTCTTTGTAACATCAGGGAATACAATTTTTTTCATTGATTCCACAACACTAGCTACATTCTTTAAAATGCTTGTGCAATTCTCAACGTTAATTGAACTTCCATTGATATTAGACATCTTAGAAAGGCTTGAAGCCATTGTTGTATAGTTCTTAACGATACTGTTTGCATCTGCAATGTTTGTTGCACTTGATGTGCTAACTGTAGGAAACTCAAAATCATTAATATTCTTGATTACATCTTGAATATCTTTGAATTGATCGTTGAAAGAACTACTATCAATACTCATTCCTTGTACTTTTGAAATTGATTCTCCAATAGTAACAAGTTTCTTTAGAATCCTAGTAATATTCCAAGTCTCCATGTTTTTCCATAAAGACTCAGAACTTTTAATAACTTGACTCCACCAAGAAGAATATGTTCCTCCGCCTTCAAACATATCTATGACATCCATAATTCCTTGGATTTTCTTTTTCAATCCTTTTGTGTTTGAAGGAACATTCTTATCGACTTCTTGCATAGCCTTAGCACAAGCAATCAATGTACCAGCTAGTCCTGTTGTTGTTATCATTCCTAGCACTTGGGCCAATGTAGTGATTCCACCCGTTAGGACACCAGCACCACCTTGAATACCTGTAATAAGTGTCATAGAGCCTATACATTCAAATAAGCCTAATAACTTATCATTGAATGTGTCGAATCCATCAGGCATAGTCTTATCTAGCTCTTGCATAGCTTTTGCAAATAGCCATAAAGCTCCACCTTGACCAATCATCATTGCCAATCCTGTTAAGGCATTGTTCATCTCTAATGATTTTGAAACTGCTGCATTAAGTGTGTTAGCTCCCATCATCAATCCCATTACAGAGAATAGATTTGTTAATCGCATAGGCAATGTAGTAATGTCATCAGGAACATTCTTTTCAATTTCCTTTATCGCTTTGCAGTAAAGAATAATTGTTCCTGCCCCACCAGCTATGATAGCTAATGAAGATAATTTATTTTTAAATCCTTCTGCATCAAAAGTTTTTGGAGTACCTGTCGCAGTAGTAATCTCATCTGAACTTTTGAATACATCTTTAACTGAACTAAATTTACTGCCTAGTTTTCCTAGGAAAGGAATATTGAAATTCTTTCCTTTGAACTTTGAAAAAATGTTTAAAAAATCTCCTAAAAGACTGATTCCACCACTTCCAAATTTCATTAATTTACCAGCCCACTTTAATCCAATTCCAATTTGGATGTAGTCTGATACGAAACGTCCTAATCCTTTAGAAAAGCTTCCGTCTCCCATTTCAGTGATTTTATCTTTTGCGAAATTATATAGACCACCAACAAGAGGCTTGAAGAAATCAATTGCTCCTTTGAAATCATCTAATCCTTGTCTAAATCCACCAACAAAATCTTTGAAACTGAATGTTTTTAAAACGCTCCATAATTCAGTAAACTTGGTTTTAATGAAGTCTATACCTTCGCCAATCTCTTTTTTATGGCTTCTAATGAAGTTCGCTCCTATATCCCCTAAGCCTTCAACTTTTTGAGAAAGTTTGTATATATTTCCGTAGATTGTAGCTCCTGTCAATTCTGTTGAAACCTCATCTAATGCACCTAACCACTTTTCTTCGGCTTTACTAAATCTCTTAGGGATTAAGTCAAAAGCGTTTGAGATTGTAGATACAGACGATTTAACCATAGTTGCCAACGAATTTAGGCCGCCACCACCCTTTTCATCCAATTCAATCAGAGCATCTTCAAATTGTTGTAATGAAATAGTTGGATTTGAACCTGTAAACGCTTCTCTAAACTCTGCAAATGACATATTAAATTTCTTTGCAATAGCAGTTAAGGTTGGTGTCATACCTGCATCTTCCATTGATCTCAATGTACGAGCATCCATTTTAGAACCCATGATTTGAGAATACTGAGTAACCGCATTGTTTACTCCCTCAGAATCTCCACCAAATGTCAAAATGGAATCATTAATTGCCGAGAATAGCTTTTGAGACCTATCTAAATCATGATTGATTGAAGTAAATCTCGTAACATGGCTTAGAGCATCATCTAAAGTGGTTGGTAGGCCCAAAATGCTTTCATCTAGGTTATCAATCATCTTTTGGATTTTCGTTGTAGAATCATCTACATCACCTACTACAGTGGACAATGTTCTTTTTGCAACATTGATTGTATCGTATCTTTTAATACCATTTGAAAATGCATCACCCATTGCATTTTGTGCACTTGAAACAAATCTATACAAACTAGAATATCCAACACCTTGTACTAAGAATCGTCCAACATCTCCTATAGGGTTATTTTGGAAGTTCTTAGCGATATTCAACATATTAGAGCCTAGATTTGACATTTTATTTCCGACATCAAATGTAATCTTACTAGCAGTTTTCAAAGCTTTAGCAGCTTGTTGAAGATTGTTTAGTTTATTCAAGCTATCTTGATAGCCGATAACTTGTGACTCAATATCTGCTTTTGTGCTTCTTACATCATTCTCTTTTTCGATTGTTTCATCTAGCTTTTTATTTGTATCTTCTAACTTAGAAGAATCAGCTTCTAATTTTATTTTTTCTTTGTCTAAATCTGCGATTGAATCATCAATCTCATCAACCAATTTTTGAGCATCATTTAATTCACTGATGTTCGCTTCAATCTTTATCTTTTCTTTGTTAAGATTGTTAATTTTCTTTTGTACTTCATCAATTTCAATGCCAACCTCTCGCATATCGTATTTGAGAGCTTCACGTGCACTGTATAGGTCTTTAAGTTTAACACTTTTATCGTTTTCACCTAGTGTCATGTCGTTAATGACATCATGAATTTCGTTGGCATTAGCTTTTAAATCAATATCAATAGAAAGCTTTTTATTACTCAAGGCTAATAACTCTTTTTTAAGCTCACTAATATCATCTTTAATATCCAATAATTGATTCTTGAAATTAGCTAGATTATCTAAATCTACTTTCATAGCAAGCTTTTGTCTTTCTAAAGCTTCCTTTTCTTTTTTGATTTCTTCTAATCTTGCCTTAATTCTTTCTAATTCTTGGGTGTTAGCATCAAATTTGAGTTTTACCTTTTCAATTTCTTTTAACTCTTTTTCAAGTTGCTTTATTCTTGCTTCGGCATCCTTAATGTCAAGGACTAACCTAGCACCGACTTCACGTACTGACATCTTCGGACTCCTTCGCTAAATCTGTTTTCTGCATGAAATGAACCGCATATCTGTCAATCTGAGGTATTTTCTTCTTAGAATTTTTATTTGCCTCGTTAATTTCATTCCATGTTTTATCGCTTTGTAGATTTGCGTAGTACCCAAAGGCTACAACTAATTCAGAAACACCCCAATGGTCTAATATCTCATTGGGGCGTATTTTTAGAATTTTACCGACATAATGAGCCATGGTTGAATAAAGATTTAGTTCTGCAACATAAGACTTTGCTTTTTTTACTGAATCCTTTTTATCATCCCCCTTATCAATTATTTGATAAAAACTGTTTCTACCTCATTGAATAATTCAGGATATTTGATAATTAGACTAATCATGCAAGTTAAAACTGAATATTGCATCATGTGGTCCTCATAAAATTCATCTAATCCTAAGAAAATTGCAACAACTTTATAAAGTCCATCAACTAAATTTGTAGAGGATTGAGCGTATAAATGGAAAATCTGTTCGTTGGCTTCATTCATATACGCTTCATAAATCTGAACCATAGTCTTGTTCACTTCTTCATCATCTGCATCTGTTGTAACGATTCCATCTTTCCCTTCAATGAATTTGTGACCGTAGTATTCCTCAATTTCTTGGAATTTTTCTTTATATGGGTCTAGGATTTGTTCTGCATCCAATAGCAATGGTTTTACTTCGATTAAAGCTTCTACCATCTTCATATCTTGTCTAGGAGATAATGTTAGATTTTCAAATTTCTTATCGAACATAACGTATTGCCCTACTCTTTTAGCGTTCTCAGGAACATCAATTTTATGTTCTTCGATTTCTTTTTCGGTGAATCTAAAGTTCACTTCAATATCAATTGTTTTAACATCTGTCTTATTTGCATCACCAACAACCGCAATTTCACAACCATTGCCATAGACTGCGTGAGGAGTATCATCCTCACGAGCTACTTTTAACTTTTCAATCATGGCATTTAACTGTGTTGGTTCTAAAATCTTTTGTTCTTCCATCTCATTTGCCTCTCAATTTCTATAAATTAGCGTTAGCTTTGTTTACTACATAAACTTCATACCAGTTTCCACGAGTATCTTTCTTGAACGCTAAACTAAATTCAAACGCTCCGTCATCAGGGATGCCCATTGGGAATGAAGTAATTTTTGCATTGTGGTAAGTAAATACTTCCGCAGTTCCATCACTTCTATAACGAGTGATTGTAACTTTCGCTCTCTTATTCTTTAAGCTATCGTTGTTTGCTACATAGTGTTGCAATACATCTACAGTCATTGGATAAGAAATCTTCAATGTTTTACCTACTAAGTTTTTGTTGAAGTAAACTTTTGAACCTTCAATATCTAAACTTGGATTAATTTTACTGTTCAATACTTGGTATTGAGACTCATCTAAGTTAGCCAACAATGGAGTGTTGATTCGGTTCAATGTAGAATCTGTGATATTGCATTGGTCGCTCAATGCTACATAGATAAATCCACATTCTTCAACAAAGTGGTCTGCAATATGGATTGAACCATATTCAGGATGTTCTTTATCTGCTTCGATAACTACTTCCTGAGTACGCATCATAAAGCCTTGAGATTTATCTCCCTTGCCAATGAATGGGTTCATAGTTAAGTAGTTAGATGTTAATTGAGTACCTGTAAATGAACGCTCAATAGAAGCAGAATCATCATCATAAGAATCATCAAAGCAACTTGTATCTACAGGGTCTACAGTATCGTCACCATCAAATCCTGATAAGCAGCTTACTTTAATATCGTTGTTAGAATCTAAGTCTGCAAATTCTTCAAAGAAAGAAATTGAAGAAATACCAATCAAGATACTATCTGCTGATTTATCTGTTAATGCTACTTCAATGCTTAAACGGACACCTGATGTACTTGCTTCCCATCCTTTTCCACTTGTTTTTGTTGGAACAGTAGATAGGTCAATCTGTACAGGGTAGAATCCTTCTTTATCTGCTTTTAAAGTGCTTGTATATTCATCTGCATTAGTCATTTCATGATCTAAAACATCTGAAATCTTAGTTGTGATTGTGTAAGTACCTGCTTGAGGAACATTTACGTAGTAGTAAACAACACCTGCTGCAAAGTCTAATGCATTTTTCAATGCTTTAAATACCGCACCACTTGTGTGTACTTTGTTTCCGTCTGCACCTTCTGCATCCGTTTCTTTAGAAGTGATGAACAATGTACCTGTATTCTTACATCCAAATGATTCGCAAACATTGATTAAATCAGGTGCAATAGTACGTGATGTATAAGCACTAGAAGTACCTGTAATCTTTTCAAATTTACGAGTATTGATTTTTAAACAAGAATCAATATCACTCATGATAGTAATATCAATTTCTTGAGTTTTAGTTAATTTAGAGACACTTAATTTGTCACTAATGATTTTGTTAATGTTACAGTTAGACATTATTTTTGCCCTCCCATTGTAGCTTTTAGTACACGCTCCATAGCTCGCTCTGCTTTAGCACCGCCTAATTGATTTAAAGCGTTTAATTTGCGTGAAACAAATGCTTGAACATCTACTTTCTGTTCAGGAGTCTTTTTAGCTTTTACAACTTTTTCTTCCATTTTTAATCTCCTTTATTTAACTTTTGCATCAAATCTAGATACCGCTCTAGCAACAAAATCATTTGCCTTTCTAGGTGGCATCTTAATTTTGTGTGCAAAGTGTTTCTTTCCCATTTCATCTACCCAAACGAATGGCCTTCCGTTTTTACGCACTAATGTGTAAACTCGTTTAGTTCCATTCTGTACCATTGGGGAGTAATCAACGTGAGAAGGGTTTCTAGAATCTTTTTCTAGTTTGTCTGCATCTACACCGATTAGGTATTCGGTATTAGATACTTTTTCTTTCGTGATTGAATCCTTTAAAGCACCTGGCCTATATTCATTCCATGGCATACTTGTCATTTCTTGAGCATAGAATCTACTACCTCTTGGAGCTTCTTCTCGCATAGTTTCTTCTAATTCACTAGCCAATCCTTCAAAATCTTCTTCACACGCTTCTATAACATCTTCTAAGAGACCTTTTAGCATTTCCTACACCTCGATAAAGGGGTAATAAAGTTTGCCTCCGTAGACGTATTTAAAGCCTTTTAGGAATACACCATCTTCATACGATACTTCCTCAACTTTGTTCATAAGGAAGATTTTTACTAGGCCACTAGGCAAACACATACGTTTTGAATACTCATAAGATGTGTTTGATTTGGCTTTCGCACCGCATACAGGGCATCCGTTTTTCTTTGTGGAACTTTTCATTCCGATATATTTGATTCTCATACAACATCACCAACCCATATGTCTTTTGAATTACATACTGACAAGATACCTAACTGCTCTGAATATGCTTTTGTAATATGTTCACGAACATACACACTAATTGAAATCTGAGCATCAGAATTTTCTTCTGAAATAAGAACATCACTACCATCTGTTTCTTCACACGTGCTACAACCACATTCGCATCTATTCATTGCGATAACAAATTGTAGGAAGTCGCAGAATACAGGTAATAGGCATTCAGGTATCGTTTCATATCCAGCTACATAACTGACAACGATTTTAGATAATTCATCACATCCACAATTGCACTCATCTTTGTAGTCGATATTAGATAAATCAACATACACGATACTGTCGTATGGGTTATAAGAAAAATCTTTATCAACTTCTAGTTTGTGAGTAGTAAATGTAATTCTTTCTCTAGTGATAACAGATACTTCAATCGTTGTTGGGTCAATCATTGGATAGAATAGCGGTATGCGTACAATTCCTGAATCACAACCACATTTCTTAAATTCACCTATGTCAAAGACTTCCTCTCTTTGTGATGAGAGGAAAGTCTCACAAGGGTGGTTTTTCCAACAAGTGATGGTACTAATTAAATCAATTAGTTCTCCAACATTCTTTTCAAGTTTATCTGCTTCTAAATCGCTTTCCTTTATGCACGAACAATAGTTTTTCAATTGTTCGACAATTTTTTCGTACATTATTCACCAATGTTGATTGGTACGATAGTTGTTGGTTTTAATACAAGGTCTAATCCGTTTAATGTATCTCCTAATGTAGCTGCTGACATTGGAATACCTTGGATTACCATTAATCGGTTTGCATCTGTTCCAAATGCACATCCAAAATTGTAGTAGTAATCACATTGAGTACCACATCCTTCAGATGGAGTATCTGTAGCACCGAATGTATGACGTTGGAATTTTTCAGATGGTTGGAAAGTAGTTCCCATTACCAAACCTACTGTATTTCCTTCTAATACCCATACATCACCTGTACCAGCAGTAATATCACATGGAACTAATTTATCTGCGATAAATCCATGTCCTTTAAATGCGACTTCGCCTGTTTCTTTATTGCGAGTCCATCCATCAGGATATTCTCCGTTGAACTTACCTGGAACGATTACAGATTTAATACCTTCAAGTACTAATGGGTGACAAGCGAATTTGTAATCGCCATCTCCTAATGCTGCTAAACGTAATGCAACTGAATCAAATGCAGATAATACGTTTGTACCTACAATTTTGATAACTGCTTTATCTTCCATTACTTCCAATAATCCATGGAAGGGTTTTAATGTAGCAGTACCTGTAGCCATTGTTCCTAAGATTACGTTAATAGCAGTGAAGTATGCCATTGAAATTAAATCCATACGTTTCTGAGCTTCTTTAATAGTTTCTCCTTCACGTTGGAAGTAGCAAACCATGTCATTAGCTTTGATTTTACGTGTTTCGTTTACTAAGCTATCCATAATAGGTTCGCAGCTCTTTAAACACAATAATGCTAATGGTGCATTGCTACCGCATTTAGCTAAATCTAATGGAACCCAGCAACATTCACCTTGTGTTGATTTAGGTTCTGTTGTTCCGTATGTGAATGGCAACTGAATATAGAATTTGCCATCTTCTTTTTTTGTAACGCTCCATGCTCCTCGGTTCATAGCACCTTGCATCTTACGTGAAGCTGGTGTGTTCATTAACCAAGAAACTAATGGGAACACGTTTTGGAATGGATTGGCTGGTGAGTTATCTGAATAATCAGTACCGATACCAACTGTTCCTACATTTGATTTAGAAGCATTTGCTGCTAAATTCTGTCTTGCTTTTTCATAATCAATATAAGCTCTTGAGAATGATGTTAAATCCTCGATATTAGAACTTAGACGTTCTACCATTCCTGGTGTAACTGCCATTTTTTCTAATAATGTGTTATCAGGATTTGTAAATAATAAATCTAACATGGTTTACCTCCTATCCCCACATATCTCCGCTAACTTTAGAAGTTGAAGCTAATTTTTCTTCTTTCTTTTCTTTATCGTTAGCTTGTCCTGAGATCAAACTAGAAAATCTGTCTAATGTGCTTTCTGCTTTCTTTTCAAATTCTGTTTTTTCTTTCTTAGAACTTTCTAATTTTTGTTTTAGTTCGGCATTTTCTGTTTCTAATGCTTCAACTTTTGCACTTAAAGCTTCAAAAGCATCCATGAATTTGTTGATTTTTTCCATGTCATCCTTAGACATTTCAACAGTTTC